TATTTGGGTTTGCCATATTATCTCCTTATATTAAAAAACAATTGCGAAGGCAATAGCCTTTCCGTTTGTTGCATAGGGTCCTGCAAAACTTAAATTAGCAGATCCATCCGTTACAATAGATTGTCCACTTGTACCATCAGAACTAGGTAACGTAAATTGATTAATCGTTGTAAATAATGAGTTTACATCTACAACATCTGTACCATTTGAATATACTAATCTAGTTCCTTTATCTGTAGCAGAAAAAGTAAACCCAGAACCACTAACTGTTTTAAATTGAACTGTAAATGCTCCACTGGTTCCATTAATAATTGTATATGTTTTTTCAATACTGTCAGGAATCGTTACAATTTGATTTCCTGTAATGGTTCCTGTAAATTTTATAACTGCGTTTCTTGCATTAGATATGGCAGCATCAGTCATAGCTAAAGGAGTAGTTTGAACTCCACCGGCAATAGATACTTCTTGGTATCCCGCAATAGCTTGTTGTAAAAGATTTAGATTGGTATTAGTTTTATCACCCCATGTTCCCGAGTTTTCACCCGTTGCCATGAGTTCTAGTTTAAGATCCGTAGAATAACTTGATGCCATATTAGCTCCTTATTAATTTGTTTAATATACAGTTTCTAAGCTGCTAAATCAACCTCAGTCCACGTATTAGTTACGTTTGTATTGATTTCAGCCCATGCTGTAATGGTAACGCTTCCTGTAGTAGGTCTTAATCGCATCCCTGTGACAGGAACATCAGCATTTGCTCGTGCAACCACTGATCCTATATTGGTAGATAAACTAATCCCGGTAACGGAAACGACAGATACAGGATCAACCGTTCCTATAGCTGTTGTTACAGCAGAACCTGTTACTGCAACATTTGCATTACCTGCTGGTATCTCTTCTCCAATTGCTGTGGTTAATTGTATTCCTGTAATATCTACAGGAGTATTTAAATCTATACTTACAGAGTTAATCGCTGAAGTTAAAGATATTCCTGTAACAGGTACATCTGAATTTGCAGTTGTAGTAACAGAACCTATATTAGAACTTAAAGCTATTCCTGTAGGGAAAGCCTCTGTTGCAATGTAAATAAAAGGAGATCCTACAGAAGATACCATTGTATGTTCCGTAACTACAACATCAATGTTTCCATCTGCTGCAATATCCACCGAACCTACATTCGTACTAGCAACTAAATTAGAAGCATCTAATTTATTAAAGGTAGCTGTTCCGATAGTAGAAGATAAATTAATTCCTGTGATACTTACAGTAACATCTGTAAACGCATCTTCATTTCCAGTAACTGCATTTAATGTAATTCCAGTTACATTAATATTTGCGTCTCCTGTAATAACAGAAGTTCCTACATTTCCAGTTAATGCAATTCCTGTTACATCAATTTGTTGACCAATAGCAACAGTAACAGAACCTACATTGGTAGAAGCAGTGATGCCGCTAACGGTTACTGGAAGAGCTTCGTTCCAAGTGCCTTCGCCCCAGGTACCTCGACCCCAACCAGTAACATTAGCCATTTAAAACTCCTTACGATATTCTTAAGATCGCAGCAGAAGTAGTAAATGCAGGGAATTGAATAGTGAAAGTTCCAGCAGTTGCAGTTTTATCTCCACCGAAATCTAAAACACAGACAGCTGTGTTTGAGTTAGATGTATTATAAATTAATGCACCTCTAGCTGTAATAGTTACTCCAGTGAATGATCTGTCACCAAAATCTACGATTGCAACACCTGATGCAACTGAAGTTTGTTGTGATCCCACAGCTAAAGCTCCTCCACCCGCAGCGTATTGTCCAGATGCTCCTACTTCATTGTCTGTTGTGTATGAAGTGGTTGATGCACCTAAAGTTGCAGAAGAAGAATATAAAGCTAGTTTAAATTTATTTCCTGATGTTTGAGTAAAATTGTGTTTACCCTCTAGTAATTCTTTTTTGAAAGAATTCGCTATTGCGTTTGTTGTTATTGCCATATTAGCTCCTTATTATGTTTATTGTCCGGGCACTGATCCCAAATTAATTTTGGTAACACCGTCCGAGTAATCATCTCGTCTTCGGTATCCTTTTTGGAAGATACCAAAAGTTTTCAATTCCTCAGTATAGCGATTTTTATAAGTGTTGTACATATCTACAGGTCCTTTTAAGTAACCAAAAGCCTCTACCATGACTCCATAGAATAATAAGTTTTGAGCGTATTTGGATAGCCAAGTAGTTGTATTGCTAGCAGATAAATGTTCAGGTGTTTTAATATAATTAATTTGTACGGTAAAAGCACTAGAAGGAGCGGGTGCTACCACAATATGATTAGGATCTTCGTCCCAATACGCATAGTATTTAGGAACCCCTGTTGTAATAGGACTAGTCTCTGGTGCATATTCAGAAATATAAGTCTGTTCTCTTTTTTCCAAATAAACTCTAGGTGTACCTGAAGTAGTAGAATCAAATACCTGCACTCCTCGTAAATATAATAAATCTCCTGGTAATACTAAATATCTATTTCCTGCGGTAAAAGAAGAAAGAGAATATTTTCTATCTACATCCATTCCATCTACAGCTCTAGATATTTCAATCTCTACATCTGTAATAAAGCCTTCGATAATAGAATCCGTTAGTACTGTAGAATTAACTTCTGTATAATCTCTAACTTTAGTTAATAATTCTGAAAAAGTAATTGCCATTAGGATATCTCCACTGTTACATGAGCTAAATACATTGCCATAGCAGGTTTCGTATAGCTATTAGGTTTCATACCATTAGAAGTAAAAGCTAAATCACTTTGTCCATGGTCTGGATAAGCAGTTACTACCATATTACCACCACCAATTTGATTCGGTGGAAAATATTGAGGTCTAGCATCCAATAATCCTTGAGGATCGGATCCGTATACTTTTGGTTCTAATTGAGGATGTTTTGGTTCATATTCAGATATATGTACAATCGATCCATTCCATTCCTTCACCATTTCTGTGTAAGGAAAAGCTTGTCCTGATCTATCGGATATTGCTAATGATCGTTTACCTTTTGCAAATGCCATTATGTCCTCGTTGGATAGTAGTTTGCTGGAGAAATAAACACAGAAGTTCTCTGTCCATCTTCATCCAAAGCTCTTTTTAATTCGTCTTCATAATATAATTTTAATGCTTCTGTTCTTGCAGGAGCATATTTCATAGATAAATAAAACGCTAATCCAGAAATCATGCATGGTATAAATCGAAAAGGTAAATCAGCATTATTGGTATAAGCACCAGCATCCTGTATTCTTTTTAAAATATAATATTTTAAATAAGTGTAAGTAGTTGCATCGGGAGTTAAGTATAAAGTAATCGTAGGTGTTTTTTGACGATCTACATAATACTGAGAAGGTGTACCTTGCGATCCTTTGTTCGGAAGAGCTGCATAAGTAGATCTATCTATTTTAGCTAATGTTTGATCCGTGGTAGAAGCTCCAGAAGCAGATGCTGTAGAGATATACGCCTCTAGCACATCGTTCGTGGACGAAGGCGTCGTGTACGTTGCAGTTCCTGCAGTTAATGCTTGAGTTTGTAATTCAGTTTTCCAAAGATGGATACCTCTATTACCCCATTCCGAAAATAAAATATTAAGCGAAGTTCTAGCTTTTCTTAAATCGTAACCAGCATTAGTTTGAATACCACATCTTTCGTAAGCCTCTTCTACGATATCATCAATCGATAAATCAAACGATGTAGTTCCAGATGTAGCCATATTACCATACCCTCAAATTTCTAGAATACTCCTTTAAACTTAGTTCCTTTGATAGCGCATCCGCCACCTTTCATTTTATTTTGTTTTCCTCTTAGTATTCTAAAATCTTCACCAGAAATTTTACCGTCTTTATTGATGTCAAGTTTTCTTTGACCTCCAGTAAGACCGCCTTTTTTCATACCTTGTGTTTTTTGATCTTCTTTCTTTTGGTATTTCTCAGCAATCATTCTTGGTGCAATTCCCATATTGGAAGCAACATCTCTAGCTGTTTGAGAATTTTCCATTAAATTTTTAGCAGCGTAAATTCCTAAAACTGCTTTAATAGGTTTCTTTTTCATAGCTCCTCCGTATTTTTTTTGATCTGGTTTAGGTTTTGGAGCAGGGGGAGTAATAGGTACAACAGACTTGTAATCTTTTGCTTTACCTTTGTAAACTTTTCCAAAAGCTCCTCCGACATCTCCATGCGACAAACCGCCTTTTTTCATACCCATGTGTTGAGGTTTTTTTCCTTGTTTTATATCTTTTTTATCTTCCTCATAATCAGGGTACATATCAGGTGAACCTTTATATCCTTCCCCTTCATAAAAGTCTTTTGGTTTTTGTTTTTCTTTAGGCTTATCTTTAGGCATTACTGTTCCACCATATTTCATGCCCGGTAATCTATCCTGTTTTAAAAACTCATCTTCTCCAAATGTACCAAAGTCTTTGTATTTCTTTTTATTTTTATCCCAGACTTTTTTTCTTATCTTTTTCATTTCTTCTTTTAAATCTTTAGGCATTATTTTTTCCCCTGGCTTCTTTTAATAGCTTTGGCTGT